AAATATATTACCCCTTTTCCTAATTGGTAATTGTCCGTATTTGGTGAAGCTGCCATAATTAAAATCCCCCATTATTAAAAGTTTTTGTACTATCGTTTATACATATTTTTCTATACATTTCCATTTTAAAATCCTTCATCTGTATAAATTAAATCCAAAATCAATCTCATTCCAAGGATATCAGGCAACCCGTAACCTGTTGGACCTTCTGTTCGATTTTCATTAATGAATACATCCCTAGCCAATAAAGAGGAATACTCTAAAGTATTCCTATCCGTAAAAATAACTTTTCTTACTTTCAAATATAATTGTTTAATGTCGATTGTTCTTTCAGTAACAATTTCAATAGGTATTTCTGCTAATCTTCTAGCAGGATACCCTGTTGTTGAACGACTCGATTTTTTTAAAATGGAGTCAACATCCTCCATCATTATAATACAAGGCAAATCCTTTTCCATTATTGGAGTAGAAGGCGTTCTTTTAAAATGTAAATTAGGATCAAGTAAAGTTCTATTTACTTTGATTCTTTCTTTTATTTCCAAAAGTCCTAATTCTTTATTTTCCATTATACTATTGCCTCAATTAAACCATTAGCTATTTTTTTAACAATTTTTAATTGTCTTCGTGTATTGTTGTAAATTACACGATTAATAGCACCCCCAACGGTCTTAGAATGCCCTGGGTGTAACCCACCAGCCCATACTCTTCCGTGACGAACAATTAATTTACCTGTTTTTACTTTGCTCCCTGGATAAAACCAAGGGGCTTGATTCCTAAGAGCACCAAATTCCATTAAAGAAGCTTTAGAATCAGTATTTCTAATTACAATATTAGCAACAGAACCTCTTCCAATCGATCTAGATTTACCAATAAACCATAAACTTTTAAATTCTCCAGAATCTTCGGGGGAGTGAGCTTTTATATCAGCTAAAAGCAAAGGAGCCTCCTCTTGTAAAGTGGATTTAACACTATTACGCATTTTTGTGCCTAGTGCTTTTAACTCTCTTTGCATTTGATTAATACTGCTCATTATACATCCCTTAATAATGTAGTATATAAAACTTTATATGGGTCAGTTTCAAATTCAACAATAGTAAAAACCCTTGTTCCGATTGTTATGGTATTCCCTGTAATCACATCAAGTGTAAAATCTTTTCCAGGGATTAATCCAATAGTATCAGTGGGTTGTATTTCCTTAGAAAAAGATAAATTACCTACATCTTTCTGAGAAAAAGCATCCAAAATAACTCTTATATTATCAGTAGACACCACAGGGGTATCAAAACCATCATCAAGAGTAGATGTATATGTACCATTTTCCACAGCTTCATTAAAAACACCAAAAACTGTTTCCACTCCATTTATAAATGACTGTTTAATGCCCATTTTAACCCCTTATTAACCTAACTACCCCCGCTCTTCCAGAAGTAATCAAATCAGAAAGTATATTCTTTACTTTATCAGGAATTACTTTCTTAGCTGTTGAATCCATATCCCCACTATCCGCTTTAACCATTAAAGAACCAGCTTTAATTTGTTCAATACCAGCAAGATCAGAATCCACAGTTCTGTCTGAACTTAATGAAGAAAGGGCTAATTCATAAGTAGCAACTTTAACTTCTGTTGGTATAATTGTACTATCCACTTCTGTTCCATCTGGTCTTACTACACCTGTTCTAGGAAATTGCATTGATTGTGTAGTTGTAGCTTTCTTCCCTTTCCAATTCATATACCAATCAAGCATTTGAGAAGAAGACATTAACACATTTTCTTTTTCTGGAAAAAGTCCCCAAGCAGAAGAATGCACTCTATCCGCAAAATAGGCATTAGCTTCCGCCAAAGTAACGTAACTATTAGCATCACTAGCACCCACTGTTGCATTTAAAGCCATTATTTAACCTTTTTCTTCATTATTTTTTTAGGTTTTACTTTTTCTACTTCTGGCTCATCAGAAATTTTCATAGTTTCCTTTTCTATAACTTCCTCTGGTGCCTCTTCAACAGAAATAACAGTTCTACTCCAACCAGCTTTTTCCATTATTGCAATCTGAGCTGCATCAGCTTCAGCTACTTTCCCTTCTTTATTATACATCTTAATCATATCGGGTACTCCTTCTTTTATAATCTTTTATAATGAAATAGTAAGTCCCCTTTTATGAGGACTTACTATTAAGTTAAAATTAAGTAGTTTGTTCACCAAGTAGAGTAATTCTACGAGGATCAAGAGCAAAAGCACCACAAAGTAAATCAAGAGACAAAGTGGTCTTTTTAGTTGTAATATTATATGCTTTTACCATTCTGATACCAATACCACCATTAGAAATAGTAGCAGCGGTTTCTGATTCAGGAAGATCAAGCATTGGAAAAGCAACACCTAAAGATTTACTATCAAAAATAGCTCCATGGTATATATGATCTTTGCCAGAACCAATAACAGTAACAGCAGCATTATCAGGTATAATTTCAGTAATAGGATCAACAAGCTCTACAGAAGTAGTTGATGTTGTATCTGCAATAGCTGTTTTTACCTTTAAAGGTCTACGAACTCCAGCAACATATACTCTATCTCCAGCTTCTACAACTCTAGAAGCAGTTTGTCCATCAACTGTAAGTGCTGTATCACCAATAAGATTTTTTGTTCCACTAGAGTTATTAGTCAAACATACCATTGTTCCTGCACTAAAAGCGGTAGAATTAGTTGGGAAAGAATCAGAAGCATACAAATCCATACCCATCAAAGGACCCATTCTTCCTGTTTTTAGGGTATCTGTTCCATCAGCACCTCTAGTCTGATCTTGATTATACCAAGTAGACCCAAGGAGAGTTGCTTCAAGATCACGGTCAAGTACACAATATCTATTACTATTTAATTGCTGCAAAATAGCAGTTTTTCTTGCTTGAGAAACATCAGCAGCACTTCCAAATAAAGCACCAGTTCCTGCAAGGTATAAACCAGCACCTTGAAGAATTTTTTCCCCAAGATAACCATCAACTTTAGCAGCAAGTCGATACATAGCATCTTTAAGTACCTGATCTGAAAAAGAATCAAGATCAAGAGCAAGTTCTCTTGCAGTTACTTCTACGGAAACATCAAGATGTTTTTCAATAGTTAAATTTCTGCTAGAATTAGCAATATCCTGAACATCAATAGTAGTAGTAAAGTCTTTAACTTCATACTCACCATTAGTCCTGAATGATACAGAATCACCAACTTTCCAACCATTAGATCGAGTGGTAAATTCACTAGTTTTATCCATTGCACAAAGAGGTGCAAGGATGAGAGCATCTTCCAAATGTGAAAGAGCCTCTGCTGCGACTACACTAGGGTGTTCCCAAATATTCGCCATCGTTTTTCTCCTTACTTATAATTAGTTTTTAACTTTCACCAACTATAAATAAAGGGTCGGTGAAAATAACTTATTCTTTTATTATCAGCGACCCTCAAGGTCTAAAATGATGTCTCTCAGAAACACCCACAATTACTACATAAGTAAAGTAAACAACAAATAATTACATTTGTCAAGTAAAAAGTTTACTTTACTTACTTTTTTCTTGCTTTTTCCCTTAAACGCCTATATTCAGCCATATCTCCTTTATCGGCTGCTTTTTGCATAGCAATAGATAAGTCATTCTTACCACTACCACCACCATGCGCACCAGCACCTTCTGAACCAGGAAAATAATGAGGGGCTGTTTCTTTAAAATCTTCAATCCACAACTGAGCAGTCAAAACTTTATCATCTTTTGTTTTTACTAGTTTCCCATCTTTGTCTCTAGCTTCAATTCCATTAGAATCATCAAGGGTAAAAATTCTAAGCCCACGCATAAGAATATCATCCACTGCCTCTTTTCTTACCCCAGCTTTAATAGCAACAGCACGTAAATTATCTTCAATTACTTTTGTTTCATATTTAGTTTTATACAAAACACTTGATTGCTCTGTTTCTGTAAGTTTTGAGGTTAATTCATTTATAGCAGCTTCATGATCAGAACGCATTTGGGATGTTTTCTTTTCCAATATTTCATCAACTTTTCCATCTTTAAGCATCTGAGCATATTCATTTTCTTCCAAAAATTTTAAGGCTTCTTTTGCTTTTTCAGGATCAAGATTTTCAAAATTTTTCAAAGCATTCTGAATTTTCTTTTTTTCATTCAGTAATTCTTCGTTCTTACTTTTTAAACCACTAATAGCTTCATTAATTTTATCATCCACACCTTTATTAAATTCTGCAATAGATGCTTCATGTGCTTCTTCCGCTTTTTTTCTAAGACTTTCGTCTTCAATAAATGTAAAATCTGGCATTTGTTTTTCTCCTCAAGAGATTAATGAACCCTCTGGGTTCTTTAATATTTATATTTTATCCTCTATTCCTATTTCTTCTTTTGATACTTTTATTGTACCATCCCCTTTTTTCCCTTTTACTATGTCCCCTTTTACTTTGTCATCTTTTGTTACTTCCTCCCCTACTATATCCGTTTCTATATATGTTCTAAACACTTTATCTTTTTTGAGTAATTCAAGATACTCTTCATAACCAATAGTTTGATCCATTAATCCAGTAGAAACTAAATACCTATGAACAACAGATAATGGAACAACCCCGTGGTCTCCAAAACCTAAAATAATTTCTTTTAATACAGAAGGATCAGGGATGCCCTGTGTTAATGCAGTAGGAGCATCAATTATTACTTCATCAGAGTTTAATCCTTCCCATTCGCACATTAATTTTAAACCCTGTCTAACTGCACTTACAGCAGATAAATAAATTGAATAAATTGAAGCAGATTGTGTGCTTTGTCTTATTCTTAAAGCTTCTGCTGCTTCTACACCTTTACGAGCATCCAAAATAGCAACACCATGGCGGATTGCTTCCTCATATAAATCTTTTATGTGATTACTTACATGGGTCAAAGCTGCAGTGTCCGTTTTTGTATAATACATTCTAGCTTGTTCCCCAGGAATAACCATCATTACAGAGGAACCAACTACATTTGGTAAATCATCATCATTAGATGCCCCAGTTAAAACCAAAGTAGGATTACAAGATAAAAACTCCGAATTAGCTAAATCAGCTTCTTTTCTATATATTTGAATAGAACAATTAGCAACTGCTATTAAAGGAATTGGTTGCATGTCAAAACTATTATTAATCGATCCAGCAAGAAATAAAGGTATTCTTTTTAATTTCTTTCCTCTTAATTGAGGAACTTTCCTAAATTCCCTTAATTCTGAATCTTCATCATATAAAGTAGTAATATAATTTCCATCTTCATCTAAAGTTAATACCCTATAAGCATCATCCTTATCATGAGAAAAAACATCATCCGTAGCATCAACATCCTCATGCAAAACAGCTAAAGTAATTGATTTTTCTGATTCAACAACAGAGGTTTTCCAATTAATTAGTTCCTCTGCTTTATATTGAACAAATCGACACTCATTTTTATTAGGGATAATATCTACTAATAAAGGGACTCTACCTGTTTGAAATATTTCAATAATAATATCAAGGAATAATTGTTGAATTGATCGCCCATCTTTGGTTGCATTTTTTAATATATACTCTAATTTTTTAGGCACATTAAATTCTGGCAATTTTACAATAACAATACCTAATGCCCCAGAAAGAGCATAAGAAGTAATCAAAGGAAAGTGAGCACGTTCTATATATGCTGTGTATGCCTCTGCATACTCACCAGACATTCCAGCGGGTCTAGGCAAATAAGTTTCCTCCTGTATTTTTATTGTGTCCTCCCCCTCTAAACAATCTCTAACTCTCTTCCAAGAGTGTATTTGCCTAGTATAACTAGGGTGTTCTGTACTAACTGCCCCTTTTTTCATTTTTAATATTTCTTTTTTAGCCATTAAATTCCTACCTTTCGTCTTCTTATAGTTGTTAATTTTCTAGTTAATAAATATCGTAATGAATCTCCACAATTTGAAACAATTACTCCGTTTTCAAGGGCAAAAGTATGTGTCCTCTCCGCTTCTAAACAGTAAACTTTTCCCTTTGTATTAAGTTTTTGTACACTTTTTATTTGCAAAATCCCATTTTTCTCAGCATAAACAGGGATAGATTTTTTTTCTAAAACAGTGTTGTATTTTATAGAAACATTTAATAAACATGTACACTTTTTCTTTTTACTAATAATACACAAATAATTTAAAGAAAACAAATCCTTAGCTTCTACAAAACCCTTAGTGGTCAAAAATTTATGGTCCTCAGTACATACTACACAATGACCATCATTAAAACTTACTTTAACTAATGGTTTACTACTTTTTATTTCCCTACAATTTTTAAAATTAACAAATTCCCCATTAACAGATAAAACTTTTCCTACTTTACCCACTAAATCTCCTATTTTCTCTGTACCTTTGCTTGTAATAATTTTTGTGTCATACACAAAACAATGGTCTTCAGAATTACTATCTAAATCATCAGGATTCTTCTTATCCCTCTGCAATAATGGTAAAGTTCTTATATGATGTCTAGCCTTTTGTAAAAAATACAATCTAGCCGTTTCCTTTTGTTTCTTAGAAGCAGTTAACATTTGTCTAATAATAGCCCAACCAGCTATACGAGAACCAGGACCCTTATAAGCTCGAACCCACCTACAACCAAAGGTACTCATAGAATTAGCAATGGAACTACCGTCCTTAACTTCCCATATTTGTGTATCAGCAGGTCCAGAAATAACATTTATTCCATATTTCCTACGAAGCACAGCATCCATACCTAAAATACGTTCAGAAATTACTTGAGAAGTTGCCCTGTCCCCTGTATTAACTTCCCCTGTCCAACCATAAATTTCATCAATAATAATAACTGAACCCTTTGGAATATGCGGGAAATCATCAATATCAGTAATTGGTTGCTCACCATTAGCAACAGCACCATATGTTACTGCCCATGGTCTAGAAGAACCCCAGTCAAAACTTCTTACAATTTTCCAAGACTTGGGTAAATCAAAATCAGGAAGAATCTGTGTTTTAGGGTCCCAAACATCTATAAAAAAACCACCAGCAAGAAGATTCCATGAACCATGAATCCAAGCATCCCTAAGCATTTTATTACCATCTGTTAAAGCCATTAATTTTGCTTCATAAGCAGGATCAGCTTCAAGCATTGTTTTGTTTTCTGATAAAAAACTCTGTATGTGTGTTCTTGTTTGTCCATATTCATCAGTATATAATGCCCCTGGAGCACATCTATCAATAAACCTTGATTTAACCCAAGAATTACCTGAAATCCAAATACTTCCTTTTTGTCGTAGTACAAATGTGTGGGTGTCTTCTATACCCAAACAATAAATATTACCTTTAAAATTA